ATGGAACTTAAAGAAAAAATCACACTTGATATGCTCACAAAGGACAGCGTTTCGGTACTCAGACAGCAGTTTTTGACCTTCAACGGTGAAGAAATGCAGGTTGGCGGAAACATCCGCAACGCATACATGAACAGCAAATCGGGCAGAGAACAGCTCAAAACGGTGCTGTCTGATGAATATTACAATGCCGTCATGGCAGTTTGGGGCGACAATCCAACCGTTGACGAGCCTGTCGAAAGTGAGATGTAAGCGATGAAGATTGATATTGTACAGCTTGCAGAAATCATATCTGCGTTAGCTTTAATTGGCGGTGTTGTATTTGGTGTTTTTAAATTTATCGAAAACAACAAAAAGCAGAACGCTGAAATCAAAAAAATCAAAGGTGAGCAGACCTTGACAATGTATGCACTCCGTGCGTGTCTTGATGGTCTGAAACAGCAGGGTTGTAACGGCAGAGTTACCGAGGCTATCAATAAGATTGATAAGTACCTCAACCAGTCGGCACATTCGGCGGAAGATTTAAATTGAAAGGATGATAATAATGAAAATGACAAACAAAATCTATGATGTACTTAAATACATTGCTCTTATCGTACTGCCTGCAATCGGTACACTTTACTTTGCCGTAGCAGGCATTTGGGGCTTGCCATACGGCGAACAGATTGTAGGCACTATCACAGCCGTTGACACCTTCTTAGGCGCTCTGCTCGGCTTGTCAGCTTATAAATATAACAAAACAGACGAAAGCGAGGAATAATTATGAGTAATTCAAAACTTGTTAATTACACAAAATTAAGCCCAAACCACAGCGGTAAACGCACACACAGTATTGACCGCATTACTCCGCATTGTGTAGTCGGTCAGTGCAGTGTCGAAACACTCGGAAACATTTTTCAGGACACAGCTCGTGAGGCAAGCTGTAACTACGGAATCGGCTATGACGGCAGAGTGTTGCTCTGTGTCGATGAGAGCAATCGCTCTTGGTGTAGTTCATCAAACGCAAATGACCAGAGGGCAGTCACAATCGAATGTGCAAGCGACACGGTAGCTCCGTACACCATGAACAGTAAGGTGTATAACAAACTCGTTGCACTCTGCGTTGACATTTGCAAGCGTAACGGCAAGACTAAACTGCTTTGGTTTGGCAATCAGGACAAGACTTTAAACTATTCGCCAAAATCAGGCGAAATGGTCTTGACTGTACACAGGTGGTTTGCGAATAAATCTTGCCCAGGTGACTGGCTTTATAACAGGCTTGGCAATCTTGCAGACGAAGTAACTGCACAGCTCGGCGGTAAAACATCAAATAAGGAGAATGAGGAAATGATTAAATACGGCTCACACAATACGGCTACACTCGCGTTTAAAAAGCAGTTAATTACGCTTTATAACATGAAAATCATCAAAACAAAAGTCGATAACTCAAACGGTTTCGGTGACGGTACACTGAAAGCTGTAAAAGAAGCACAGAGAGCAGGTAAGGTCACAGTTGATGGCATTGTAGGTGAGAAGACAATCAATGCTATCTATCATCTTATCAATGATTGCAATTGGGCTAAAGATAAAAAAATCGCAAATGCAAAAAAAGCACTTGGCTAATTAAAACCTAAAGGACATTTTTAATGTCTTGACAAACACATAATTGCAAAAAATCCCCCTCATCCGCCGTAAAAAAGCGAGTGAGGGGAATTTGTTATTTGTAGATTTGTTAGCTACTTGTTAGCTGTGTGTTAGCTACGATATGTATTTTTCCGTGTTTTAGAGTGATTTAAGTATAGCAAAACCCCAGTAAATATCGTATTTACTGGGGTAAAAAGCTATGGTGCAGGTAAAAGGACTTGAACCTTCACGCCTCGCGGCACGAGCTTCTAAGAAATACTAAGTCAATCTGGTAATTGGACAACGACATTTCTCAAAATAAGCATATCATTATTTTACAAATAAAATCATTATCTTGTCATATTATTTCTTTATTAGAATTATGATGAAATTATACATCTAAAATTGCAAATAGTCAATATTTACTATGAAATTTATTATGCTAATTACATGTACGCAAACGTATCTTATTTGAAAGGTACATATTATTAGTACACCTAAACACACAACAGCCTATGTTGAAAGAACGCAATTTACTGCACTTATATTAAGTTTTACGCCCCAGCAAGGTCTCGGCATAAATCCCGATACCTTGCTGGGGCTACATGTAATATTTATCTATATATAATTGCAGTAAACCTTTAGTATAGTATACTGTTGTGTGTGTGCGATGCATACAGTGCTAGTAGTGTGGTGGGGATAGGAAAAATAAATCATAGGTAAAACAAATAAGTTTCATTTTTTTGATACTTCACTTTTATAATTCTTATATAGTAAATTGTAACAATTATTTCGACAAGTTTTTGTTTGATTAAACAAAAACCATTTAATTGTTTATTTAATATTGTAAATTTATCACACAGGTGATATAATGGCACTATAATAAGTTTCAGGAGGAAATAAAAATGGAGAATACTTATTTTACAAAAAAATCACCTTTTAACAATGAAATCTTATATAATGTAAAGAATTACAAAATTAACGAAATAATATCAGTAACAGATAAGGCAAAAAATTCATTTCAAGAATGGAAGAAAACAACTTTTGAAGAAAGAATAACAAAAATTAGATTATTATTAGATTTAATATTAAAAGACAAAGAAAAGATTATTAAATGTATATGTACTGATGTAGGAAAGCCATATGTTGAAGCTGAGACAGAGGTTTTAGAGAGTTATGATATTATAAGATTTTATATTGAACAATCCTATGACATTTTGAGTAATGGATTAGAGATAAATTTAGATAATAGTATATGGCATGGAAAAAAAACTATTTTAAAGTATGAACCAATAGGGGTATATGCGGTTATAAAGCCTTGGAATTATCCTTTTGAATTGCCTATATGGTCAATAATTCCTATATTAATTGCTGGAAATACAATAGTATTTAAACCCTCAGAATATTCTACCAAAACTGGACAACTTATATTTGATTTATTGTTAAATGCTGGCTTTCCAGAAGGAGTGTTTAATATAATTACTGGAGACGGTAGTGTTGGTAAATTTCTAGTTAGAGATACAAATATAAATGCAATAGATTTTACTGGAAGTCAAAATGCAGGAAAAAATATTTATGAATCAAATTCTACTAAGTTAAAGAAAATTAATTTGGAATTGGGTGGAAGTGATTTTGCTATAGTATGTGATGATTCAGATATTGATTTAGCTGTCGACGGTCTATTGTGGGGAGCATTTTCTAATGCGGGACAGGTTTGTGTTTCAACAGAAAAAATATTAATTCATAAGTCGATGTATGAATTATTTAAAAGAAAGTATATAGAAAAAGTTAGTAAGCTATGTGTCGTTAAAGAAATTTCTCCACTTATTTCTGAAGAAAAATTGCAAAGTATTTTAAATCTAGTGGATTCATCAATAAAAAATGGTTGCAAACTATTAATTGGAGGGAAGAAAGTAACAAATAATGAAGTAATTAATGGTAATTTTTTATATCCTACTGTATTAGAATGTGAAAATATTGATTATATGAATACATTACCAGAGTTATTTGCTCCTATAGTATATTTAGGGCAATTTGAAAACTATGATGAAATAGAAAGAATAATTAATAAATCTAGTTTTGGTTTGGGTTGTACAGTTTGGTCAAAATCAGTAGGTACTTTTGAAAGGATAGCTAATAATATTAATTGCGGAATGGTGTGGCTTAATGAAGTGAATTTACCTTTACCCCAAGTTCCGTGGAACGGAATTAAGGATAGTGGAATGGGATTTTCTTTGTCGTTTGATTCAGTTAAAAATTCCATGAATGTAAAAGTATTGAATTTCGATATGACTTTAAAAAAACGTGAATGGTGGTATCCATATAAGAATTAAAGGAGCATATATATGTTTTTAGATGTAACTTGGTTAGAGATTCCAAAATTGTTTATTAGTTCTACAATGGATGAAAATACAAAAACTGATAGAGAATCTATTATTGAAGACTTGAAAAAAGAAAATTATGACATTATAGAGTTTCAATGCTATAATTTTCCTTATGATAATATGCAGGATTTAAGCATTGTTGATGAGACTATAAATGCAGTAAATAAAGCAAATGTTTTTATTTTAATATTAGATAATAATTACGGTACAGTAATTGATAATAAATCAATTATACATCAAGAATATGAAAGAGCCAAAGAATTAAAGTTGCCTATATTTGTTTTTATCAAACAAAATGTATGGCGTGATTTTGAAAATAAAAAATTAATTCAAAATCTACTATTAAAAAGAAGGAATATTATGATTTTATTTTAGAGTTATCACAATATAAAATTACTCCATTTAAAAAGTATCAAGATTGTGTGAATTACATAAAAGAACAATTTTTAAATTTACTCGGAGGTGTACTTAAGTTTTCATCACAATCGCAATGGTTATGGAATGAAAACACTACAAGAAGAATAGAAAAATCTGCAAAAGAAATATGGATTATAACGCCAGATTTTCTTTGGGATTTTGATGATAAGGAATTTCATGCGATTGTTATGAATAATGTTATTGATCGTGATTGCAAATATAAATATATTTACAAAAACAGTGAAAATAATAATCTTAAAAGAGATGAGATGCTCAGGTTATATAAAATGTATTTTAATAAAAAGGGTAAAAATATTTTAGATTTGAATAACCAAGTGCAATTTTTACCAGTTAATAGTAGCGATTTTAATTGGTCTACTGAACAAATATTGTTTAATCCATTTTCGGTGAATGAAATGGCAATTGCTGTTGATATAATGGATGTAAGAGACAGAACTTTAAAGTTTAATATTGAATTTGGATTAAACAAACGGATTGGATTTAGGAAACAGTTTATTGATTTTTGGAATTCAAATATTAACAATAAAAATAATAAAATTGATATTTCTAATTATAATGTATAGGAGCTAAAAATGTATAGAGAAAATATTACAAGATACTTAAATAGTGTTATTATAAATTCAAAATTTGATAATAGACTTACAAATCAATTTTTTTACAATGAGAATTTAGAGGAAAATGATAAAATTAATATCATTACAGATGTTTCAAAAGATAGAGAAATTAATTTGATTAAAGGATTGTATCATAGATATCCATCAAAAGTTTTGATTTTTCCTACTGAACGATGTTTAGGAAGTTGTAGATTTTGTTTTAGGAAAAATATTATTGATAGTTCTGATTTAAGTATTAATGAGTTTAATTCTGTATTAGCGTATATTAAAGAACATGATAAAATTAATGAAGTAATTTTTTCTGGTGGAGATCCATTTGCTATAAATATAGATCTTTTGTTATCAATGATCATGGAAGTTAGTAAATTAGAAAGCGTAAAAATCATTAGAATACATACGAGAGTATTAACATATTGTCCTGAATTAATTACAGAATATTTTATTAATAAATTAAAATCAATTAATAAAACTTTATTTATGGTCTTTCACATTAATTCTCATTTAGAATTAACAGAATATGCAATAGAGAAAGTTAATAGGCTTACAAATTCAGGAATACTGTGCTTTTCTCAAACGGCATTGTTAAAAGGTGTTAATGATAATGTAATAGATTTAAAAAAATTATTTGAAAATTTGATTGAAAATAAGATAAAGCCATATTATCTTTTTCATCCAGATAGAGTGAAAGGAACTGGGCATTTTTATATTCCATTAAAAAAAGGAATAGAATTATATAATAATTTATATAATTATATATCCGGGTTAGCAATGCCAATATATTTATTTAATATACCAAATGGTTATGGCCATTGTATTGTTGATTTGGGGAATATTAATTTAATAGAAAATAATACCTATAAAATCCATACGTGGGATAATAATGAGTTGATATATAATGATATTAGTTATGAATAATTCTATTTTGTTTCAATAATGAATAGTATATAAATGTAACCTATATTAGAGGTGGTGTTATTGAAGATAGTTTCACGAGACTATATACTAATGCAACAAATAAGTAAATGGCGATTTTTGTTAGGCAGACAAATTAAAATACTTGCAGAATTTCCAAGCCAAAGGACAGTTGACAGAAGAATAAAGATATTAAAAGAAGCAGGATACATCAAAGGAGCATACAAGCTCTATGGTGTACCTGCTTTGTATTTTGCAACAAACAAGGCAAAAAATGTTTTTAACCTTGATTTTGTGACTACTGATGTTAAGATTGCAAGGATAGTTCATGATATAGCTGTTGTTGATACTGCAATTTATTTTATGAAAAAGTTAAAAGTAGTAAATATTAAGTCTGAACGAGAATTTAGACATGATAGTGGGTTTAAACGTGATGGACATTATCCTGATTTTATATGTAATATCGGAAGTGCAACTTATGCTGTTGAAATTGAAATGACTGTTAAGAATAAAAATGTACTGGAAAACAATATTAAGAAAAATTATCTTAGTTATGACAACCAAGTATGGGTTGTTCCGAAAGATAAAACAAAAATATGGACTGTGTTAGAAAAGAGTAAAAGTACATATTCAAATATTTTTTTAATTTCCTTAGAAGAGGTGATTAGCTATGTCAAAACGCTCTAAGAAAAGGGACTATCAACCTTTTAATATTATTTTGGTTATAGTAATCCTATTTATTTTAACTCCTATAATTCCATTTTTGTTTGGCTTATTATTGTTAATGCGTTTTGTAAATTTAAAAGGAAAGTATGGAGTTATAGTAAGTGGAATAGGATTACTGATTATAGGTGCATTTTTCAATGAAATATTAAATGATTTTTTAAGAGAGTTTCAAATATCATTATCAAACTTCTTGAACTGTATATTACACGGAAACTTTAATTATGATTTCGGTTTTCTTACATATAAAAATACAAGTTGGATTGTCATATTATTTGTGTCTATGTTTCTTGCAAGTTATTTTAAGATATGTATAGATAAAAACAAAGATAATGAAAGGGCAGGAATAAAACCTCTTAATGATGAAGTAAAAAATATTAATAATTCTAATGCATATAATTCGTTCAGAGAAAATCCATGTAAGTGTAATTCTTATACTGACACTTTTATTGGTTACAATAAATCAGGCAAAAAAATATGTGTTCCTGACAACTCAAAGCACATCTTTATATCAGGTACAACAGGTAGTGGAAAAACTGTGGCATTGTCAAATTTTATAAGATCTGCTTGTATAAAAAATTACGGCGCATTGATTATTGACGGTAAAGGTGATGAAGGGCAGGAGTCATTGCTTGAAATCACCAAGTTGTTTTGCAAAACATATAATCGTAAGCTATATATTGTTAGTATGAATGATCCTGAAATAAGCAACAAGTATAATCCATTTATTAGAGCAAATGAAACAGTAGCAAAAGATATGTTAATCAATATGACAACTTGGAGTGAGGAACATTATAAGACTAATACTGAAAGATACTTACAACGCTTAATTAAACTTTTAAAATTGGCGAATATAAATCTTTCTTTTAATTCTATAGTAGAAAATATAAAATCTGATAAATTTATTGCTTTATCCAAAAATCTTGCAGACAATAAAATAATTTCTAAAGATGAGCATTTAAGTAATCTTGACATAGCTAAGGCAAGTTCTAAAATAGCTGATAATGCAAGTGCAAGATTTTTAACTATTTCAGAAAGTAAAGTTGGAGAGCTTTTTAATGAACGTGGAGTTGATATATACAAGGCTTTAAAGGAAAAGGCTATTATTATTTTTGTATTGAATCCTCTGCTTTATCCAGAAACGGCACAAGCTATGGGAAGATTAATATTGATTGATACTAAGAAAGCTGTTAGTAAGTTATTTAATAGTGAAAATCGTAAATTCTTTATTTTTGATGAAATAAACGTATATGCTTCGTCTGTGCTTGTGGATTTAATAAATAAAAGCCGTAGTGCAAATATTACTTGTATCCCTGCTACACAGAGTTTATCAGACCTAGAAAATGAAACTGGTGATAAATTTAAAAATCAAATAATTGAAAATTGCAATAACTACATTGTACTTCGCCAAAATAGTTTTAAATCAGCAGAAGAATGGGCGAAAACAATTGGCACAAAACAAACTATGTTAATGACGTATCAAATGAATGAAGAGGGAAGCACAAAGAAGGGCAGTTCAAGAAGAGAAAGAGAATTTATAGTTCATCCTGATGAAATAAAATCTCAGGGAGTAGGAGAGGCGATATATATTTCCAGAGATAGGAAACAATGTGACAGAATAAAAGTATTTAAACCATTTTAAGGGAGAAGTAATTATATGAATATTACTGCATTGAAAGAAGTTTTAAAAAGAGTGCGTGAACTTTTTAAAACTGATAAATCTAGTATATCGGCAGTATTTTTTGATAAACCAAGAATTCTTATATGGTTTTTGGTTAGTTATTTTGTAATGGTTTCAAGATATGTACGTTCATCTACGGTATATCCTTTATTTAGTTTTATGATGATGAGTATTGTACTATTCTCATACATTATTTTTATATATTTTGTGTCATCAAATATTGCTGAAAAGATTCTAAGGTATGCAAATAGTGTAAGGCGTATTTCTACCAGAACTGAAAAAGAGCGACTTATTCCAATTTTTAAGGAAGTATATTCTAGGGCTTTTAGAAATAATAGAATAATTGGAAGAAAAATAAAACCTTACATAGTGGATAGTATCGAAATTAATGCTTTTATAATTGGTAGAAATACGCTTGTAATAACAAGGGGTGCGATAGAGACTTTTAACGATGAAGAACTTAAGGGAATAATAGCACATGAATTTGGACATCTAAATAATTTTGATGGGCAAATAGCATTATTAATAAAATTTTGCACTACAATATTTTTATGGATTTTCATTGCTGTAAGTTTAATTTTCAAATTGTTAGAAAAGTCATTTGAAAATAGTTTTATAGGTGACCTGTTTGGAATGGTACGACAGTTACTCGAAGGAGTTGTAAAATTTGTGTTGTTTATATGGACTCTGATAATATCAGGAGGTAGTAGAAGAAAAGAATATAATGCAGATATGTACGCAAAAAGTATTGGATATGGTGAACAGCTAAAATGTGCTTTGTATATTATGTATGATATGGAAATATCAGATAAAAAGGGACTAATGCAAAACTTAAAACGTACACATCCGATTTTAGCCTATAGGATTGAAAGATTAGAAAACTAATGACTTTTTTTGCTATCTTCAACGATCTTTATTTCTATAGGTTTATTTACTGTAATTTTTGAAGATTCATCATGTGGAATTTTAGCCATAAAGTATCTATTATATAGTTCAATTAATGCAGCAATGCTTAAGAAGACATATGGTATTTGAAGCAGTTGAAATGGAGAATTATTAGTTATATTAACAATATAGTTATATATGTCAAATTTCGAGGCTAATTCTAAAAATAGTCCTATTGAAATCATATAAAAAAACAGTGTAGTCATAAAGTCTATTGAATGTGTTGAAGTGTAGTGCATATCGTATATAAATCGTAAAAGGTCATAATGCGTTCTAGATGAAATAGCATTTAAAACACTATATGATATTAGGGATAAAATACATATTATAAAAACAATTATAATTAAGATATTTAAGCAGTGTAAAATCCCAGTTAAAATAGGTATTATAGAAGATATGATTTTGTTATTAAAAATTTTAGAAAAATATGTATTAATATCGACAAAATGATCTGTTATCCGAATGACTAATAGAGATACGAAAACGTCAATTATGCTTATACGTTTTCTATTAGATAATTCCTGATAAATATCTTTAATAATAGCAATCATTTTAACCCTCCAAAAATAATTAACATCAATTTATCTTATTATATCATACAATATAAAAAGGCAATAACCTTACATAAAGTAAAATTATTACCTGAAATTTCGTGGAATATGCTAATCTGCGAAATAAAAACATTGTCAAATCTTATATATATAATAACAAAAATGAATTTATATGTCAACTAAATTTTAAATTATTAGTGCTATCATGAAAAACTTTTGGTTAATATTTTTTGTAATTGCCTTAATTGAATTTTTTGTGGTCAAAATTCTGGTATGTTGTTTTAGAAAGGCAGTGATATTTTTGAGAACACAAAGAAATATTTACAAAAGAAAAGATGGCAGATGGGAAGGTCGATATTTTAAAGAATATGATAAAAACGGAAAAATTAAATATGCGTCAGTCTATGCCAAAACATACAACGATGTAAAGAACAAACTTGATATTATTCTTTTAAATCAGAAAAAATGCAAAATTGAAAATGTGCAAAATAGATATTTTAAAGATCTTTGCCTTGAATGGCTTAGTATAAAAAAACATTACATTAAGCAGTCGTCATATTCGAAGTATTATTTTCAATTAGATAAGTATATTATACCTTGTTTTGGAAAATTAAAGATTTTGGAAATTGATAGGGTGTCAACTGAACAATTGTATTTGATTAATAATCAGCTATCTTTAGCTACAATAAGACAGCTTGAAACTGTATTGAAATCTATTATTTCATATATTAATGATAAATATGGTTATCAAATTAGTTTTAAGGACTTTAAGTTTCATAACTCTGTTGATAAAAAAATAAATGTTCTTTCTGTTTCTGAACAATTGAGATTGGAAAGATTTTTACTCTCAAATTTAGATTTAACTAAGCTTGGTGTATATCTTTGTCTATATACTGGACTTCGTATTGGTGAACTATGTGCATTAAAATGGTCTGATATTGATTTAGATAGTAATGTATTATCTATTAATAAGTCAATGCAGAGAATACAAAACATAGATAAAAATTATCCTTTGAAAACTAAAATCGTAATAGAAGCACCTAAATCGAAAAATTCTATCAGAGAAATTCCTTTAACAGATTATGTAGTTGAGTGTATAAAAAAAGTAAGTGATGATCAGACAAAATATTCTGCAAACTTATATTTTTTAACTGGTAATGAAAAATATATGGAACCAAGAACCTTACAATATAGATTTAAAAATTATTTAGAAGAAGCAGGCGTTGATTATGTGAATTTTCATACATTAAGACATACCTTTGCAACAAGAGCAATTGAAAAAGGAATAAATGTTAAAAGCGTGAGTGAAATTCTTGGACATTCCACAGTGAAAATGACACTTGAAAAGTATGTGCACATAACAATGGAGCAAAAACTGAAAGATATAAATAAATTAAATTCATTTGTATAATAGAAGTAGTCAAATAAATGGTCAAACAGCTATAAAGTGCGAATTTAAAGCCACTTTATAGCTGTTTTTCTTGTAATAGCATATTTCACGAAAAAAGCTCTTAGAAATTTTGTTATGCCCATGTTTAGTATTTTAGGCAATTATAAAATTCTTTATTCATAAAAGTTTGGATAATTGATAATGTGTTTTTTGCTAACCAGTATAAAATGCAGTTTTATGAAATTGATTCTTAAGCATACACAGGGATTACATTATAGATAGGTTGAGTCTATATTCAAATATCTGTAATAAAATATATTTTTTAAACAATTTGAGGAGGAAGAAAAAATGAAGTTGATTAAAAATCACACTAAATTAAAAAAGCTAAGCAGACATAAGTTTAAAAATTTATGCTTAGCAGTTTTGATTGTAGGTATGGCGGTTCTATTTTCTGCATGTAAAAACAGTTTGGGTAATGTTTTATATCGAAATACTGCATTATCTCAATCGTCAGACAGTGCAGTTAATGCGGATAATCTGTTAGGTACTTGGGTGTCTCCAGACGCGGATAATCAAACTTTGAAAATAGACAGCAGTGAGGTGACATTTAATTACAGAACGTTTTCTTATACGGTGAATGGTAATGAATTAGAGTTATACCAGACTTATCCCTATCAAGGTGGTATTGAAGGAAGTATGCCGTATGAATTAGATGGTGATGAACTTACGATTACTCTTGGTTCTGCTTTTGAGGGATATTTCTACGGCAGAAGCGGAACGGTAGTTTTGGTAAGAAAGTAATATAGTAATTATTAGTACAAATATCAGGAGGATAGAATGAGAAAAATTGCATTAATTTTTGTTATGATTTTTTTAATTTGTTGTATGACAGCTTGCAAAAATAAAGGTACAGTACAGGAAACATCTTCCATAACTAATACTAAGAATACAAGTAATACGGAAAGTAGTAACGTTGAAACAACTGTTGAAGAAACAAAACCATCGTACAATTTAATTGATAAGAGTAGAGATGATTTGAGTGACAGCGAAAAGAAACAACTTAAGTATTATAATGATGGTTACACTTTTATCGCACAGTTAAGTTATGATCAAAAGTGGCTGTTATATAAATACGGTGAACTGTATAAAGTAATTGACGCTTCAGATTTCTATTTGGAGAAAAAAGATAAATTTAAGGACGCATATGCTGATGGTGAAACAATTGGTAATTATATTGTAATGGACAACTTTCTATATTTCTTTATAAGTAAAACTAAAGATGTTTGCAGGATAAACTTAGATGATTGCACTATTCAAACATATATTGATGGATCTGAATTTGAAGATTATGCAGTTTATGATAATTCTATAATGTTAAAACATAAAAAGAAATTAGTATTTATTTGTACTTGTGAGGAATGGAACAATATTGTAGAAGTTGATACTACAAAATCAACGCCAAAATTAGAATATAAAGGTAAGTGTGATACTGTTACTATTCCAGGTGATGAATGGAATCAATTTAACTTTATTCCCATTGATGAAGATAACTATAGAATTACAGAATACAAAGACGGTATTGTAAGTGACCTGACTGCATACTGCAGCTATAATTTTTCTTTAAATGATTATAAAATTACTGATGTAGTTAAATTCCCAAACATTGAGTATGATGAAAAAAATTGGCAGGATTATGTGGATGAAGAGTCTCTAGGCTACTTTTATAGAGATAATAAGGATATATTATTCTCATATATTTTAAAATCAGACACTAATGATATAAGCGGAAGGACTGAAAGAAGCTGTGCTATTTTGAAATCTAATTCAAACGGAAACAAAGATTTACTAAATGGTAATGTAGGATGTTTTACATTAAAGATTAGTTATACGGTGGATAAAATATCGCAGCTTAATTCTTCAAAGCTTAGTGAGGACTGGTTTTTATTCAATGAAGAAGGCAAAGATTTAATATACTTTTTTGATGATAACGAATTATACGAAATTGATGGGTATGTAAGTTATGCAGATTTATGGAATGTATATTTGAATCAATATGATGAGAATACCAAGCTGAATTATATTAGCAAACCAATAAGGAATCTAAAAAGTAATATTTATACGGGTAATGACGAAATATAGTTAAATGATTTTGGAGGAAGAAATATGAAAAAGTATATATCAATAATATTTGCAGTTTTAATAGTTATTTCAATTTGCTGCGGCTGTTCATTATTTGGAAGTGATTCAAATAATGGTGTGTTGAACATTCCAGGCAAAGGACAGAAGTATTATAAAAGAGTTGTATATAAAGGTGACGAAAATAGTTCTATTACAGCTAAGTACCAAAATAATTATCTTACAGTATTTGATTATATTTATGATCAAAGTTCTTCACAAAGTAAAAATAAATCTGTTTTGTTTGATAATAAAGCCAAGATATGCTTTGATGGCGCTGATGATAAATTGACTAATTTTTATGTGAATAACGATAAAATAATTACTTCTGATGATGACAGTGATAATGACACAGTTAAGTACTACATTATGGATATTAACGGAAGTAATAAAAAAGAGTTTTTCAGCGGTTATAATCCTTTAGATTATAGGGATGGCTTTTGGCTGGTTTCAAACAATAATCAAAAGTGTGGCATTATTAATGAGAATGGGGAAGAGGTTATTCCTTGCAAATATGATTCAATGTCTCTTTTTGACAAAAAAGGTTATGCTATAATTTATGATTCTAAAGAAGAAAAATATGGAATGATTGATAAGGAAAACAATGTGGTTATTCCTATAAATTATACATATTTAGTACCGTTTAATGCGAATGTAAACGGATATTACAGTCATTTATATTTGCCAAATGATGTTACATATGATTATACCTTGGTGCAGACATCAGGTGATGAAGTTTATACAATTGATAGACAGGGAAACAAGATTTTTGATGTTGAAAATTCAGATTATAAATCCTCGTCAGGTACTACGACATTAACTCAAAATTTATTACCTGTTGAAAAGAACAGCTTGTACGGTTTTATTGATATGCAGGGTAATGAAGTAATTCCGTTAAAATATAACAATATAAAATGGGATTTTGTAAATGGATATGCCTGTGTTTCCATTGGTGGTAACTATGGAATAATTAATGCGAAAGGTGAGGAAATTTTACCTTTCGAATATTCGAGTATAGATCCATTTGACCAAAATGGATTGGCTGTTGCTAATAGGGAAGATAGTAACAATCAACTTGTTATTGATCTTGCAGGAAATATAGCCTATGAAACATCTAACAGCATTGAAGCTCTTGGCGGAGGATATTTCAAAGAAAGTTCAAATTCTGGAACTGAAATTATTCAGATTACTACTGACGGTGGAAATTATGAAACATATTTGCCAAAAGAATTTACAAAGGATTAAGCTGATTTTTAAATAAAGGTTATCAAAATCTATTTTGACATTGATTTACTGTTAGTGGCTTTGGAAGAGCTAAAAATCAACTTACAGCTCAACAAAAGTCAGATATAAAAAACGAAATTAAAATGGTGAAAACCAAAATTAGACATATGTAAAAGAGGTGTTGATAATGAAATTTAAAGGCATTACAAAAAATATATGTGCATTTATTCTGGTTGCAATTTTGCTTGTAGGAACGGCAATAGTAGGTGTAAATGCAGAAACAACAAACGAATACGAATATACAGTTGAAGACGGAGTTGCAACAATTACTAAATATAACGGCAACAGTGAAAATGTTATAATTCCTGCTGAAATTGACGGATATAAAGTCAAGTCTATTTCATTTGAAGCATTTAGACAGGATAATTGCAAAGCGATTAAAAGTGTGGTTGTTCCCGAAGGTGTTGAAGAAGCTCCAAACTGGTTATTTACAGGTTGCACTAATATGGAAAGCATTACTTTGCCAAGTACATTAAAAGTTTTGGCTACGGATTGGTTTTTTATCGGCAGTAACAGTCTGAAAGAAATTAAGTTTAGCAAGGATAATCCAAGGTATTATTTAGATAAAGGCGTGTTGTATGATTCTAAAAATAATCAGTTAATGCTGTGTCCTGCTAAAAATCAGTTTGAAAATAATGAATATGAAATTCTTGATGGAACAACTGATATAAGAAGTTGGGCATTTAGCAATTGTACTTCATTGAATAAAATTATAATGCCAAATTCTGTACAAACAATTGGTGACAGTAGTTTTTCTAATTGCTCTAATCTTAACGAGATTGTTTTATCAGAAAATATTAACTTTATGGGTTACGGCTCATTTTTCGGTTTAACATCTTTAAAAGACATCACTATTCCTAAAACTGTAAAAGGTTTCTATAATAATGAAAATACTGCTTTTACTTATTTGGGATTTTACGGAGATAGTAAAATATCTGATTTTACTATAAGAGGATATAAAAACACTGAAGCAGAAAAATATGCTAATGAAAACGGATTTAGATTTGTAGCACTGGATGATGAAGTAGATTATTTTTCATACAACCCTTTTGAATTCTTTGATAAGTCATTTGATGAAATAACATATATTTTCGGTATGGATTACACAAATGTTTACGAAAGAGAATCAGGACTTCATAAAATTATATGTTACCCTAACACAGGCAATCCATACGAATTTGGCTTTGATAATAATACAGACCGTGTAAAGATTATTTGGATTTACAATACATCTGATAAGTCGGTAAAACTATTTGATGATATTACTGATAAGTCAACACTTGTTGATATTGAAAAATCTTCAACTTCACAAACATACGAGAAATGGATTGGTAAAAATCCGTCTGATGATAACAATACAGAGCAACATATTACATTTAAACTTGATAGCGGCTTTGTTGTTAAATTTGAGTGGACTTCTAATGATTTTAACACAGAGAGTGCAAATCGAGTTTTAATTATGAAATCTGATTCAGAAGCAACTGTTCCTACTACACAACCTTTTACAAATTTTTCAAAAGTTGATTTGGAAACTACAATAACTCCGACTGCTTCAAATGATGTTACATCAAGTATTTCAACAAAAGATACTGCTTCAAAAGACAGTACCAGTAATGATAACGGAACAATACAGACCGGTGTTGTTTCAATAATAATTATTTTGATGATAGCATTGTCTGCACTTGCGATAGGTGGTACAGCTGTTTACAAGAGAAAAATGAAATGATAAACAATCTATAATATTTTTTTTAAAGCTGACAGAATGAATGTTCTGTCAGTTTTTTTGTCACATAAATAAAATTGAATTCATATAATATCAGGTGTTTGTTTTTAAACAAGCTAAATTTAGCAAGTTGGAGTTATCAAAAAATAAGTTGTTCATAAACTGCTATTGGGTGGTTTTATGAAATCTGATAAATATGAAATTGAATATGTATATAAAAATAACGGAGTTTCTTATAAAGAGTTAATGGGCAAAATTTTGCAAAGCGAAGTTATACTAAATGGAGCGTTAAAGCAAAAAAATTTAAAAATGAAAGTAGTAAGTAGCTGTCAAAAAAGAAAAGGAAGTGCTTGATATGTCTGTTTTTGACAGCAATAACAATTATATTGTTTACAATGTAGGAATTTATTTGAGATTATCAAAGGAGGATGAAAATACGGGACAGTCTGAAAGTATAGAAAATCAGAGAACAATAGTAGAAAATTTTATTTCAAATTATAATTGGAACATTGTTGAAATTTATATTGATGACGGCTTTTCAGGACTTAATTTTAACCGACCTGCATTTAAAAGAATGCTTGAAGATATTGAGAATAAAAAAATAAATCTTGTGATTACAAAAGACCTTTCAAGGCTTGGACGTGATTATATATACACGGGATATTATCTTGAAAGATATTTTCCAACCAAGAACATCAGATACATTGCAATAAGTGACGGAATAGACACATATGGAGATAACGGTAACAACGATATTTCACCTTTTAAATCAGTTATAAATGATATGTATGCAAAGGATATTTCAAAAAAAATAAGAGCTGTTATGGATACAAAAAGATTAAATGGAGAGTTTATCGGAGCTTTTGCACCCTATGGCTATTTGAAAGATCCCAATAATAGGAATACATTTATTATTGATGACAAGGCTTCAAAAGTTGTTAAACGTATATTTGATATGTATATTGAGGGAAATAGTATGGGAAGAATTGTAAAAATTTTAAATGATGAAAATATCCCATGTCCTTCAAAATATAAAAGTACTCATTGTTCTTATAAAAATGCAATGGTAAAAAGGTATAAATGGTGTCAGGAAACTGTAAAACGTATTCTTTCAAATCCAACATATATTGGAAATATGACACAGCATAGACAAGAAAAAATAAGTTATAAAATTGATAAGTTCAGAAAAATTCCCTGTAGCAATTGGATTACGGTTGAAGGAACTCATGAACCGATAATATCGCCTGAAATTTTTGAAACGGTTCAAAATCTTATAAAACGTCAAACCGTAAAATATTCAAGAGGTAAAGAGAGTTTTCACCTTTTAAACGGACTTGTTTTTTGTAAGGAATGCGGTAGGAAAATGACCTATCGTCGTGATTCTTCTGGAAAAATGATTATGAATTGTATTACATATACAAAATTTGGTAAAAGTGAATGTACCAGTCATCGAATAAGGGAAGAACTCTTAACCGACTATGTAATAAATGATTTAAAGCGTATTTCAAAACAATATTTAGATAATGGCTTTTTTCAGTCAATTTCTGAATTAGAAACTTGTGAAGATAAAAGTTTAAAATCTGAATTACGGACAATAGAAAAACGTTTTGAAGAAATAAAAAATATAGTCAAAAGTTTGTATGAAGATAAAATTAAAGGTACTATATCAGAAGAAGATTTTTTGTGTATGACAAAAGAATACAGCGAAGAAAAAAGTCGGTTGCAAAATAAAATGGAAACAATTAATGATAGGCTTAATGAAAAAACAAGAGAATTTAGTTATATAAAGCTATTAAAAGATATAGCTGAATTTAATATTGTAAATAAAGTAATATTATCACAATTAATTGACAGGATAGAGGTTGATAGTAACAGAAAAATTACGGTATATTATATGTTTACAAACCCTCAAATTGACAATACAAACTAACTGGATTGACACAGAGGGTTTGTAAAATCAACCATAATTGTACAAACTAATAATGACCGTCACCATCCGGACCGCCGTATGGCAGAATGTTACTTATTTTGACTGAGAAATATGTTGAGGTGAGAGGCTTTGCGGTCAAATATTATTCTTTTTGTAATTATGGATAGTAAGCCGTTTTGCGTTTTTAAGGGATAAGTTTCTTTAATCGTGAAAGCATCATTAATTAAATTGTTCTTTATAAGAATATTGATTGCTTTAATTACAACTTTTTCAATCTTTTCAATTCTTACGCTGTGCGATGAATGGCAGTTGCCGTGAATGTAGGCGGAGCATTGGAGAAGATTATTTTTAATCGGAACGAGGGTTGAATTGCAGTTTGAACACTTGACAAGATTTTGAATAAGGTGTCTAATTTCGGTTTGTTTATGGGAATGTTCTTTGCTTATTATTCTTTGCAAGAATAATATTTGCCTTGTTTGTTCAAAAATTACTTCATCAACAATCGGTTCGTGAGTGCCGTCTGAAATTATCAGGTTATCGTTATGGAAATCTCTGCCCGTTTTGCAGATTGGATTCCACCTGATTTTGCCGATATAAACGGGATTTTGCAGAATATATTCAACGGCACGGCAATCCCAATTATTGCCTTTGGAAGTTTTAATTTTTGCTGAGTTCAAGTTGTCACAAATCATATTTATATCTTTATTATTCAAAAAATCAGCAAAAATTTTACTGACAATCCGGGCTTTTTCAGCGTCAACCACAAGCCTTCCGTCTGTCACTTTATAACCAAAGGGGGCAATGCTGACGATGCCGCCACGCTCGGCTTTTTCGGTCATTCCTCGTCTTACCTCACCCGAAAGCCGAATCGAATAGTATTCGTCCGACCATTCGATAATGCGTTCAATCAGCTTGCCGAAGGGACCGTCATCAACGGGTTCGGACACGCTGATGACTTCAATACCGTTTTTTCTCAACAGCGATTTATAGAAAATGCTTTCCTCCTGATTGCGGGCGAATCGTGAAAATTTCCAGACAAGTACGGCTGAAAACATGGGAGGCTTTTGCTTTGCAAGGCTTATCATTCGGTTAAATTCAGGTCGCTTGTCGGCATATCTTCCCGAAATTCCGTTGTCACGAAAAATGAAATCTTCATCAATCAGATAGCCTTTTTCATCTGCAAATTTTCTGATGATTTTCAGCTGACTTGACGGTGAAAGCTCAGTTTGATTTTCGGTTGACACCCTTATGTATGCCGCCGCAAAGTGATTTTTATTGTGATTTCCCGACAAATTAATCACCTCTTGAAAGAATAATTCTTTTATGCAATAATATGCCTGCGATTGGAATAAAATTCTTCGGCAAATTTCTCGAAAACACTTTACTTTGCTAACGCACTAATGTATAATATACAGAGGTTGTTTTGCAAGGTGATTTGCAGAACATAGGTAGAGAGTATATCAGATTACGGAGGAATAATTATGAAAAAGAAAAAGTTACTTTCTGTACTTCTTGCAGGTGCAATGTCAGCGTCAATTTTTGTAGGTTGCGGTTCTTCTGCAACGGACTGGGATTATATTTCAAACAAGGGAGAGCTTGTTATCGGTGTTACATATTTTGAGCCGATGAACTACCTTGATGCAGACGGCAAGCTTACAGGTTTTGAAACTGAGTTTGCAGAGGCAGTTTGCGAGAAAATGGGCGTTACTCCAAAGTTCCAGAAAATTGACTGGGATTCAAAAGAGGTTGAGCTTAACTCAAAGACAATCGACTGCATCTGGAACGGCCTTACAATTGATGACGACAGAAAGACAACAATGGATATTTCAACTCCTTATATGGAAAACAAGCAGGTTATGGTTGCAAAATCTGATGTTGCAGACAAAATCAAGTCAGCAGATGACCTCAAGGATAAGACAGTAGTTGCAGAGAAGAAGTCAGCAGGTGAAACTGTTGCTCAGACAGACGAGTTCTTCTCAAGTGCAAAGTATGTTTCTGTTGACGCACAGGCTAAGGCTCTTCTCGAGGTTAAGTCAGGCACAGCAGATGTTGCGGTTATCGACTATGTAATGTCAATCGGTACACTCAAGAGCGGTTCTGACTACGCTGACCTCAAGGTTGTTGACGGCAAGGACTTTTCACCTGAGCAGTACGGTATTGCACTTCGTAAGGACAGCCCCGAAACACTCAAAAAGCTTAACGATGCTATTCAGGCAGTTGCCGATGACGGCACACTTGATAAGATTGCAGAGAAGTACAGCCTTCAGGATCTTCTTCTTGTAAAAAAGAAATAATTTAATTAAAATAAGTTTGTACATACAGGGCGGACTATGTTCGCCCGTTGTGCTTTTTATTGATTATAAATTTACAGGTTCAAATTTGTAAGCCTTTTGATATATTCAAAACTGAAAATACTTGGATAGAGTGGTATATAAAATGGATCAATTTTTTAATGTAAGCGGTCAGTTGCTTGAGGGATTCGGCGAAAACTGTATAATTTTCATTGTAACCCTGCTTGCGGCAATTCCGCTCGGACTTATTATCTCAATGGGTTCAATGTCAAAATTCAAGCCGTTAAAATGGCTGACAAAAACATTTGTGTGGATAATCAGAGGTACTCCGCTGATGCTCCAGCTTTTCGTAGTGTTCTATGTTCCGCCGCTTGTGTCAAACGGCAGTGTGACATTTGCACGAATGAACGCCGCACTTATCGCATTTATAATCAATTATGCCGCATATTTTTCTGAAATCTTCCGTGGAGGTATCGAGTCTGTTCCAAAGGGACAGTACGAGGCAGGTCAGGTGCTCGGCATGACAAAGGGTCAGATTTTCTTTAAGGTTGTGCTTTTGCAGGTTGTAAAGAAAATTACTGCACCCATGGGCAACGAAATTATTACTCTTGTAAAGGATACTTCGCTTTCAAGCGTTATCGCAATTCCGGAAATTCTTATGAGAGCAAAGGACTTCTCAATGCAGGGACTCATCTGGCCGCTTTTCTATTCGGCAGTATTCTTCCTCGCATTCTGCGGAATTCTCACATTGCTTTTCTCATTTATAGAGAAAAAGCTTGATTACTACAAGGGTTAA